TCTTCCGATCTTCCACGCCGTTCCGTCAGGGCTGCCTGACCCGGCGCCGGGAGCCGTTGTCCCAATCTTCACAAGCGCTACGGTCAATCCCGCCGGGGTCACTTCGCCGTCATAGTAATTGGACCGCAGATCAATCGTCGGCGCGTCGTTGACCCCGGTGATGAGGCCCTTGTTTTTGCAGGTCAGGGCCACAACCCCAGCCGTGTTGATACCGGTAACCGCCATCCTTGTATCGGCTGTAATCGCCGCGACAATTGCATCACCAATCGTGGTCGGAGTGCTGATCGTCGTGACAGCGACTGAGATTCTTCGTCCGCCAATGTAAAGCACCACGGATCCGGCAGCCGTTGGCGCCCCGGTCACTGTGATTGTGCCCTTGGCGGCCGTGTGCACAGTATCGTCGAAGGACCACAACCAAACCTCGGTCAGTCGGTTCGACGCAAACCAGGCATCCGCCATGCGCTCCAAGACGGACCCGTCGCCGGCAAGGCGCCGCGCCTCCGCATAGCTCGAGCAGCGGGTCAAGGTGGCGTTGGCCATCACTCCGCCGGTCAGTTTGTTCCCGATCAGGAGCGCTTTCATATTCAATACAGCAGGACCTTGGAACGCCCTTGACGGATCAAACTCGACCGCGAAAATCGGAACTCGTAGCGTTGTGGGTATCATTATTCAGTCTCCTTTACCTGATTGTTGACATTCTCAACGGGATTCGGGGGCGTATCGAATACCTCAACATCCCCATCCCGTACCGCTCCGCGCCAGTATCGAGTAAACTCTTTGATTTCGCCCTCGGCCTTCAGATGAATCATCGTATCCGGATCTCGGATGAGCACTTCCGGCATCGGGCGAAGAAATCGTGTCATGCTTACCTCCTATGGTCTCAGGTCTAACCGGTCGTGTGCCTCGGCTCCCGCGTGTCCCGCCCCAGTCTCATACTGAACATCAGCCGTTTCAAATTCGTCAAGATCCTCGGCAATTTTGGATCGCGGGAATTCCTCCTTGAATGGGACCTCGACGGAAATCCTGAGTGATCCGACAATCTTTTCTCCAAGCGAAACGAGCCCGATCTCAACCATCGTGAGCGCAAGCCTCTCCACATAGGGCATTGGATCGCCGGCCGCATCCGTGAGAAATTCGTTTTCCCCCAGGATGTCCTCGACTTCCTCAGCAATATCATCGAGCGTATCGTCAAGGCTATCATTCGCCTCGGCGATGATCTCGATGCTATACGTCGTGTCGCGCAAATTCACGGTCGGCCGCGAAACCACAGAGATCGGTTCGGTATTCGAATAGACGCAAATCGCAGGAAGTTCTGACCGAAATAATGGCATCGGACGATTCGGAAAAACGTTTGCACCAGCCGCCGTTCTGCCCAGGAGCAGGCCACAGAGCCGATGTCGAATTATTTTCCGCTTGTGCGCCATGATCTATTCCCTGGTCAGCAGGATGACGGCCGTGCCCGTGCCGTCTGGATGAAACTCCCGGACGCGATATGCGATACTGTCGATTGTCAAGTGGTCGCCCGGCCCGGGCGTCGTCTGCAAATCAGCCTCTATGCACCGGATCTGCGGTTGGCGGGACATGACCGAAACCTGGGTTTCGGGGTCGACCTCCTGATAATTGGAATCGAAAATCACCGGAAGGGAATAGGCGACGCCGGTTCTGGGCGTATAGGTGGCAGTCCGCGCAAAATCACTTCCGCTGAAGAATGTGCTGCGCAGATCAACTGCCATTTGCGTTTGTAGGTCCATGCGGCCGTCGCCCTTCCCTGATGGTGAGGGCCGTGTCTGCGCTTATTTGCAAAGCCCCGGCCCGCCAAAACTAGGCGATGACCTTCGCCACGATGAGGCCGCGAATGTCGTGAATCGCCGGCAGCGGCGCCGACTGCAGAAGCCCCATCTGCTTGCTCGGATTCTCACTTCTCCACGTTTTCGGGAATTTCTGGACCATGGCGAATGCATCCAGATCCTGGATCGCACCGAAGTAAAGACTTCGGCGCGCACCGCTCGAAATGCCGATAACCTTCTTCGGATCGACGAGCGGCTTCTCCTCATTGTTCGCCAGATCGTCCGCATACCACTCGTCATACTGCCAGAGATTCCCAATCTCGGGAAGACGCGCAATCAGCGTCACGCCATTGATCGGCGCCTGTACGGCGATCTGCCCGATGTCAATGCGCATCTGGTTGAAGGAGCTATTGGCACCCTTGACCTCAACCGTATTATTGAAGAAGTAGTCTCGCGCATCTTGTCCGATAACCCAATCGGTAATCGTTCCTCCGACCTTGGAGCAGACGCGCTTCCATGCCAGCAGGTTGGTGACGGGAGTTGCCGTCGTGGTCGCGCTCCACAGATTCGCGCCGCTTAGCGTGACGTTCTGAGCCGTCGGCAATTCGAAGTCGATTGTTTCCTCCATCCCCTCACCAACGCAGGTGACCTTGCCGGTCTGCAGGAGTTGCGCGCACATCCACTCGATGCGTCGATCGATGGCGTCGGACGATTCCTGCAATTCGGCCGCCATTTTTCGGATCGCCAGATCGGCCGGATTCAAACTACCATCAGAAAAAATCTGCTGTCCTGCCTGCCGGCTGAGCAGTTCGTGTGCCGTGAGGGTGATGAGTTCCTTGATGTAAGGAATCTGGAACATCTTCGTTTTGAACCCTCTGCGCTGCTTCGGCTTGCCCTCATGGTCGGGATGCACGAACGGCGCAAGTCGGCGGCCGGACTTCACCTCATCGATCAGAACGCTGTCCGTGTCCAATTGGACAACAGTGGAGAAGAATGTTGAGGTGAAAAACCTGCGCACGGAAACGACAAGTTCCATTGCCGCCACCAGCGTTGTGCGGGAATAAAGGCTCGCGGTATTCATTGGATCTCCTTCACTTAAGAGGGTTGTTTGGGATCATGGTTTGGATAGAAGGCCGGAGTTTCGCCGGGCCTTCTATCCAACTTCTTGTCTGCCTATGCGCCGACCTCCGGCTGCCTGCTCGATGCCACGGGGATGATGCCCGCTTCGATCAGGTCCTTGCGGTAATCCTCCAACGTCTCATTCCCGCCGAAGTACAGCGCGCGTGCGTCAAATTCTCCTTTCAGATAGGCGACTGTGCGCGTAGCAGCGCTGGAAGCATCGCAATCATCGGCCAGAACCGCATACGGATACTGGGATCCATCCACATTTTCCCGGTTGACGAGCCGAACTCTTCCGGCGGTGATTGCCACGGTGATGGAGAAATAGTCCGTCACGATGAAGTCCGTCGAACCGTCCCAGATCACGAAGGCAAGATGTTCGCTCTCAAATGGGTACACGGTCGCCACAAAGTTTGTGAGGAAGTCCGTCGCGCCATCGGTGATCTTGAAACTGATTTCCTCATGCCAGAACGTCGCCGAAGTCCCGGTCGTGCCCGGCAAGGTAACGGTTCCGATCACCGTCCCGTCGGGATTTGTGACTGAGAATGTGCCGCCATGCGTCGCTGCGACCGTGCAGGAGATGAGATAGGGTCCAGCCCGGTTGAACCTCGGCCCGGCCTTGATCTCGGTGATCGTTCCGTCGCCGGTCCCTGCGCGCTTGGACGCATACGCATAGCCAACCCTATCGCCCGCCGGGTTTGTCACATTGAAGCGCCCGCCGTTTGCGATGGCAAGGTCGCAAGTTGCGAGGTAGACGCCAGCAACAGCCTCTCTTCGGATCTCAATCTGAGGCATCGTACCATTGCCGGTACCGGTGACGGTCGCGGTTGTCGGCACGTAGCTGGTCACGGCGACCGTAAAGGCATCGGCCGCCACGAAGTCCGTCGATCCGTTGGTGATGAGAAAACAGATCTCCTCGGAGGCAAACTTCACCGTTTCGCTCGTGGCCGGACCCACTGAGCAGTTGCCCAGGTAGTCGCCGTCGGGATTGGTGACGCTGAACACTACCGCGCCGGTCGCGAGGACGTCGGTCACCGTTGCGGTGTAGGTTCCCTGCTTCGTCCGGCGTCCACCCTTGACGATGGTCATCGTGCCATTGCCGGTGCCAGATACGGTACCAGTAGTCGGCACGGCATATCGGACCTTGCCCAGGACCGATCCGCGTTTCAGATTATCGCCCGAGGCCAGAACAACCGCCACGGTCGGGGTCGGCCCACCGCCGACGATGAGATTATCCGGGTAATATTGACCGAGAGTAGACATTGCCTCTTCTCCTTGTTGTGGTTGGTTGATGATTGACTTGCTTGGCTCTTTCAACCCGCGCGCCCGTGAGGGCCGCAAATTATTTCTTCGCCTGCATTGCCTTCAGTTTCGCGATGGAGGCGTCAACTTCCGCCTTCGCTGCCGCATCGCCCGTCGGTGCCACGTTGTTCGCCGGCGCAAGCTGCGCAGCCAGGGCCGCAGCCGCTGCACCGTCCGCCAAGACGCCTGCCGCAAGCGCCGCATGTCGCGTCTTCTGATCCTTGAGGATCAGCGCTGCCGTTTGCTCGGCCGAGACGTTGATGTCCTTCTTGGCCGCGGCAACAACCGTCTCGGCCCCAGGGATTGCAATTTCCTCAATCGCCTGGATCCGTTTGTTCTCCGCCGCCTTGCCTTCGGCGATTCCGGCGGATTTGCCTTCATCGATGCCGAATTTCTTGCCTTCGACTACTCCGGCCGCCTTGCCTTCCTCAAATGCCGCCTTGTAAACGGCAGGATGCTGCGCCTTGAGTTCTTCAAGGGTCATACAAGCCTCCCTGGGTAAAAGGTTGATCGTATGTAAATATCTTCCTTCATTTGCGACATCACGCTTTCGAACGATCCCAACGAATCCGCAAGACCTGCGCGTACTGCATTCTCGCCGACGAGCGTGCCGCCCTGCCCAAAATCGGATAGGACTTTGCCGACGGGAACGCCGCGGTTATCTGCAACCGCCCTGACAAAAACGTCCGCCAGGTCATCAACGATTTTTTGTATCTGCGCGCGGCCCTCATCCGTACTGAGGTCGGGCCGTTTGTTTGGGGAGATGGATGAGACGATCTCAATATTCTTGACGCCTGCCTTTTCATCCTTGCCGCGCGTATCTTGATATCCGGCAACAACGCCGATGCTTCCCAACTCAGCCGTCGCGTCTGCCACGACCTTCCCGGCCGCCGACGCAATCCAATAGCCGGCCGAGGCGGCATACCCCAGGACGTATGCGGTGATCGGTTTCACACCGCGAGCGGCCTTGACCATAGCCGCAAATTCGTTTACCCCGGTCACCTCCCCGCCGGGCGAATCGATGTTCAGGACAATGCCCCCCACCGCCCGATCGTTGACGGCGACGGCGAGGTCCTTGGCGAGTGTCTGTATGGATGTCGCGCCGCTCATCCAGGTAAACAGATTGGCACGGGGAAAAATCGGCCCGAATACCGGGATGATCGCGATGCCATCGCGAATCTCTGCGCGTCGGGCGCCTGGCAGGGGCTCAGCATCCTTGACTGCGAATGCATCCCGTAATTCCGTAATCGAGGCCTCCCGGTTTGCCACAGAGATGATGGTCTCCAGCATCTCGGGGAGAATTGCCCAACGGTGCGAGAGCACCCATGATGCGGCATTAATCATTGGGGCCATTGCCTTCCGTGCTTGGCAATTGGGGACTGGGCGGCGCGGGGATATCCAGGCCGCCGGGATCGCCGGCATCATCGGCGTTCGTAGGTTCTACCTGCGTCGGGGCCGGCGCGGGGGCTGGCGCGGGGGTTGCCGGCGATGCACTCGGCAATGAACTTGCCTTCGGCGCCAGATCATTCTCGATGATAATTCTGTTCTCCCGGGCGCGCTGCGGTATCATGCCATCCCAATCATCGCCGTCAATCGCCGCGACCTCCTTCGAATGCGTTGACAGATTGCCCTGAATCCGTTCAATTGCGGCCTTGGTTTCGACCTCCGGGTTAATCTGTCCCATACCGGGGCCGAGCCATTCGCTACCCGACCATGCAGAACGGATTTCCGGATTGTCCAGAAAACCGGCCGCAATAATCCTGCCCGCCGAGACTTCCTCGAAAAGCCACCGCTCGTACGCCGGTGCACACAGATCCCATTTCAGGGTATACCGACGTTGCACAAAAAAACGCCACGCCTGAAGCATTGCCGCGCGGGCTGCTGAGTACGACGACGTAAAGTGCAGCATTATGATCTCGAATGGAATCTCGACCGCCGCGCCAATCTGCCGGACCAAGGCTTCGAAGAAGGGTTGATACAGTTGATTCGGCCGTTTCGGATCCGCAAGCGTCGCTTTTTCCCCTTCGCCAAGGCCGATGATCGAACCGGACCCCATCTCGTAGACATTCGCGTCTTCTGGTTTCGTGGCGGGATCGGTAATCTTCTCGCTGGCGGCAAAACCATCCGCCAGTGGATTCGCGGTCGGTGCCGGCTGCTCGATGAACACGGTAAACATGGCCGATATAATAGCCGCCATGAGTTCCGATTCTGACAAGCGCGTGATCTGTTTCAGCGCTTCAACAACCGGCGCAAGCAGCGGTACTCCGCGGCGCAAGTCCGGCCGATCCTTGTCGAAGATATGCAGAATGTTGGGCAGACCGGTTGTTCCATATGCCGGCATCTCAACCCAATCAAAGACCGGCATATCGCCGCCGGGATGCGTCTTCTGGATGTAGTAGGAAATCGCCTCGCCCTGGGCATCTATCTTGATGCCACTTACAATCTTGGGATCCGCGATGCTGTTGTATGGGCTGTTTACCTGATCCGATTCGATTATTTTGAGGCACAGGGTGAAGGGCCAGGCCTTGCGTTCCTTGTCAAGCAGCACTGCAAAAACATCTCCCGACATCATCTGGGAAATGCATACCAATCCTTGCATCTCGTAGAAATTCTGGTCACGGCTTGCGTCGCAATTCTTCGATGCCGCCCACATCTTAAACCGGCGTTGCGTATCAATCTCCCATTTATCTGCGCTCTCCGGCGTCAGCCCGAGAAATTCACGATCGATGCGACACCGCAATTGCAGGCCATAACTGACGATGTTTGTTCGACAGCGTTTCAGGATCCCTGCGCCCACAGGAGAATTCATCGAGAGATCACGGCTGGATGCGCGGATATCTCGTTGCTTGGGAATGAAATCGGCGTTGGCCGATCCGCTTGAGGCGAACGCGCCTCGCATACTACGCCGAGTGGAACCGAATGAGATATATCCCGAATCCTGCAGCATGCCCAGAAGCATGCGCGCCCGTACTCGGCGGGCCCCCAGGACGGGTGCCACATAATTGACAAACCGATCAATGGTATTGAATCGATTGGAGAGGCGGGGGGCGGCAGTTCTGGGTACGCTCACGCCTTGATGATACTAAGTGCCGGGCGTGAGGAAGGCTGCTTGGCCGAACAATTTTCACCAATTACATTATTTTACGCTGTGGTACATTCTATCCCGCTATTTTCGGCCTTTTTTTTCTGCCATTTCTACAAATCTCGCGGCAGAGCTCGCATCACCCGGGCGCCGGCACTGCCGCTCTCGAGGCGCGTGACCACGTTCCGCCAGTAATCCACGCTCCGCCGGATCTCCGCCGCGTTCGCCCTGGTGAGTGAGCGGTCGCCAATGCTGTACGCCTGACCGGAAGCAACGGCCGTGTCGGCGTTCAGCCACGATGTCAGGTGTGCCTGCGCCTGCGCGAGAGTGATGTCGCTCATACGCTAACCCCTTTGGATAGAATCCGCCGGCGCGGCCGAGCCGTTCCGGTCGGACTTGGTGAGAAAACTCTCTGCTCGGCGGCGAGCAGTTTCAAGTTCGGATTCAAGATTTGGAGGACTGCCATTGCATAGACAAAGCAATCCAGGGCCTCGTTACGCACTCCGGCTGGTAATATCCATTCTGCCCGCGGCATGCCTGCGTGCCGGCGCATGACTTTTTTTTCAGCAGTCAACTGATCAAAATACTTATCGTCGGTCAGCGTCTTCGGGAAATGGACATACCCGGGTCCAGGCGTCGCAATTTTGAGACGCGAATATAACGTATCCTTGCCCGCGTAAGTACCGACCTGAAACAGATACGTCCCATATCGTGCGTTCTTGGTACCGCGGGAAACCAGCGGACGCCCGGCGCCCGGTCGGCCCTGCATCGGAAAAATTCTCCGGAAGCGCCTTTCTCCGCAGAACTTGTAGACCTCATTCGTAAAATGTCCCATGGCGTCAATGCCAGTGGCAGCCACCTGCATGATCGTACCGCTCTCATGGCACCATTCCTTCAGCAGATATTGATCGAGTAATTGCCAAACATCGGGCGCGCCGGGGTCCCCGCGGAATACCTCGTGGTCGATCAGCCAGGTCTCCACGCCGGCCAAGGGCGCTGCGTGATCAGTATCTTCTGCCTTGATGCCTACCATGTCCCCACCATCGTTCCATCCAAATCCGATGGTTGAGGATTCAAGTCGATCATCCTGCACATCCGTTCCGTTGACCAATACGAGACAGCCTGCGGGCACTTCTGCCGAGTAGGCCTTGCGGCGTTTTGCCACCCAGTGACTATCAATTGATGCGCTTGCCTCTTCCCAACACTCACCGAGTACCGTGTTGATCCAGACTTTCATCTTCCGCGGGTTGCCGAGAGCGCGGAGGAAATCTTTCACAACCTTTTTCCACGAGTACCACCCGAGTGGGCTATAGAGCGCCGAAAGATGAAATCCAGGCGTGCGAGATTCCGGTTTATGTTTCCGCCATTCACCGTTCGCCAACATCCACGTTTTATGATGCTCGTGAATCTCGGCCTTGCAAAATTCGCACACGTAATGTATCGAATCCATTGCCGCGTTGATGCTGGAACTATTAAATTTGAAATTATTCCATTTCAGAATCTGCTTGACATAACAAAACGGACACGGCACGTAGTAATGTCTCTGGTCGGATTCTTCAAACCGGCTGGCGATCCGTGAACTGCCGGC